CGAACGAAATTTGATGCTGCGATAAGTTCAGGGCTAGCTATTATGGCTTGCAATAGACATTTATATAGACCAAACGCTGAAGTACAAAGACCAAAATTAAACATAAACATATCACGGTATACAAACACTGGTGGTGCATCTAAAATAATAAAATAAAAATATGGCAGAGTCTGTTATAAAGAGTTATTTTCCAAGTCAAACTGTAAGCGATGCTGAAAAGCTAAGCTACGACTACGGCTTAAAAGTCGGTAAAGCTATAGAGCAAGAGTGGTTTTACTCTGACAAAACGTCTAATAAATATAGAAACAACAGCAACGACTTTCACAGGTTAAGATTGTACGCAAGAGGAGAGCAGTCTATACAAAAATACAAAGATGAATTATCTATTAATGGTGATTTATCTTATTTAAACTTAGACTGGAGCCCTGTACCTGTTATACCAAAGTTTGTAGATATTGTTGTTAATGGTATCGCTGAAAGAACTTACGACATTAAAGCTTACTCGCAGTCTCAAAACGGAGTAGATAAAAGAACAAAGTACATGGAGCAGATAATGTCTGACATGGATTTTAAAGATTTTAATGATACTATCTCAGCTAACTTTGGTATTGATTTAACAGAAAGCGAAGAAAAAATATTACCTCAAACAATGGAAGAGTTACAGTTGCACATGCAGCTGAACTACAAGCAAGCAGTAGAGCTAGCAGAAGAGCAAGCTTTAAATGTATTGTTTGATGGAAATAAATATGAATTAATAAAAAAGAGATTCTACTACGATTTAACTGTTTTAGGTATTGGTGCTGTTAAAAATGGATTTACAACATCAGAAGGAATAACTTTAGATTATGTTGACCCTGCGAATCTAGTTTATTCTTACACTGACTCACCTTATTTTGATGACATATATTACGTTGGAGAAGTTAAGTCTATACCTATAAACGAATTAGCAAAGCAATTTCCACACCTTAACGCTGAAGACTTACAAGAGATAAGATCTAGCTCTTCTTACAATAAAAACAATAATAACAGTAGATATTCTACTGATAAAGAAGACCAAAACAAAATTCAAGTACTTTACTTTCACTATAAGACTTATATGAACGAAGTCTATAAAGTTAAAGAAACTGGAACTGGTGCAGATAAGTTGATTGAGAAAGACGACACTTTTAATCCACCAAGCGACGCGCAGGATTATTCTAAGCTTCAAAGATCTATAGAAACACTGTACGATGGAGCTATGATATTAGGCACGAGCAAGCTTATAAAGTGGGAAATGTCTAAAAACATGATGAGGCCAAAAAGTGACTTTACTAAAGTTAAAATGCCTTATTCTATTGTAGCACCTAGAATGTATAATGGTAAAATTGAGTCGCTGGTAAAAAGGATAACCGGTTTTGCTGACATGATTCAGCTTACACATCTAAAGCTACAGCAAGTAATGTCAAGGCTAGTTCCAGATGGAGTTTACCTTGATGCTGATGGTTTAGCTGAGATAGATTTAGGCAATGGAACAAATTACAACCCGCAAGAAGCTTTAAATATGTTCTTCCAAACAGGTTCTGTTATTGGTAGATCTTTTACTTCAGAAGGTGATATGAATCCAGGTAAAGTGCCTATTCAAGAAATATCTAGCGGATCTGGCGGCGCTAAAATGCAAAGTTTAATTGGCACGTACAACTATTACATGCAAATGATTAGAGATGTAACTGGCTTAAATGAAGCTAGAGACGGATCAACGCCTGATAAAAATGCTTTGGTTGGCGTACAGAAGCTAGCTGCAGCAAACTCAAATACTGCTACTAGACACATATTACAGTCTGGATTATTTTTAACAGCTGAAATGGCAGAGTGCATGTCGCTTAGAATATCTGATGTATTAGAATATTCTCCTACTAAAAACGCCTTTATCCAAGCTATTGGATCTCACAACGTAGCTACGCTAGAAGAAATGTCTGAGCTACATTTGTATGACTTTGGTATATTCATAGAGTTATCTCCAGATGAAGAGCAAAAGCAATTACTTGAGAACAATATTCAAATGGCTCTACAACAAAAAAGCATAGAGCTTGAAGATGCTATTGATCTTAGAGAAATAAGAAACATCAAGCTTGCTAATCAACTGTTAAAAATACGTAGAAAGAAAAAGCAAGAAGCAGATAGAGCTATGCAGTTAGAAAATATTCAAGCGCAAACGCAGTCTAACACTCAAGCAGCTCAAGCCGCTGCTCAACTTGAAGTTCAAAAAGATCAATCATTGAATCAAAACAAGATGCAGTTAGAGCAAATGAAAGCTCAGCTTGATGCTCAAAAAATGCAACAAGAGCTTGCTGCTAAAAAAGAATTAATGGGAATAGAGTTTCAGTACAATATGCAGTTACGATCTGCTGAAACACAAAATGCAAAATCAAAAGAAAAAGAAAAAGAAGATCGTAAGGACGAAAGAACTAAAATACAAGCTACACAGCAATCAGAACTTATAGATCAAAGAAAGAGTGGAAAAGCACCTAAAAACTTTGAGTCTGCAGGTAATGATACTATGAGTGGAAGTTTTGATTTAGGTGGTTTTGATCCTAGATAAAATTTATTAACTATTATTATATTATATTATGCAAGAAGAATTAGAAAATGTTGAGGAAACTCAACAAGTCGAAGAGACACCACAAGCAGAAGAAACAACTGATGTTGTTGATGAAAGTAAGTTTCAAAGCGCTGGAGATGATTCAGTAATTAAAATAGACTTAAACAAACCAGTAGAAGAACCTGTAGAAGAAACAGTAGAAGAACAAGAGGTAGAAGTTGTAGCTGAAGAAACTACAAAAGAAGTAGTTGAAGCAGAGACGCCAGTTATCGAGGAAGTAATTGAAGAGATAACTGACGAAAAAATAGAAGAAGTTGAAGAACAGATTGAAGAAGCTGTTGCTGAGGCTGAAGCTACTGGCAAACCTTTACCTGAAAATATTCAGAAGTTAGTTGACTTCATGGAAGAGACTGGCGGAGATATAAACGACTACGCTAGATTAAACCAAGACTATAGCCAAATGAGTAATAATCAGGCTTTAGAAGAATATTACAAGTTAACTAAACCTCATTTAGACGCAGAAGAAAGAGCATTTTTAATGGATGAAAACTTTTCTTTTGATGAGGATGTAGATGACGAAAGAGACATTAGAAAAAAGAAAATCGCTTTAAAAGAGCAAGTTGCTGAAGCGAAAGCCTACTTAGACGGGCAAAAGTCTAAATATTACGAAGAGATCAAGGCTGGATCAAAACTCACGAGTGAGCAACAAAAAGCTGTAGATTTTTTCAACCGATACAACAAGGAATCGGAAGCGAATGAAAGCAGAATTAAAAACGAACAATCTACTTTCTTAAAAAAGACTGAATCAGTTTTTAACGACAAGTTCAAAGGTTTTGAATATAACGTCGGAGATAAAAAGTATAGAGTGAACGTTAAAGAAGCTGGAAAAGTAAAAGATACTCAAAGCGACATTAACAACTTTGTCAAGAAGTTTTTGAACAAAGATGGAACGATGTCAGATGCTAAAGGTTATCACAAAGCTTTATACTCAGCCATGAATTCTGATGCTATTGCTAATCACTTTTACGAACAAGGCAAAGCTGACGCGTTGAAAAACAGTGTCGCTAAAGCTAAGAACGTAGATATGTCACCAAGACAATCTCACAAAGAGTTTGAAGCTGGTGGTATGAAATTTAAAGTGCTAGGCGATAATTCTTCTGATTTTAAGTTTAAAATTAAAAACAAAAAATAATTTAACAATTTAAAACAAATTAATTATGGCAATTACTGCAAGAACGTCGTTTCAAGCTGCACCTATACAGCAAATAACGTCGGACAATTATTTAGACATCCAGAACAATGGATGGGCACAGCAATATCTTCCAGACTTGATGGAAGCAGAAGCTGAGGTTTACGGAAAGCGTACTATCTCTGGTTTCTTAGGTCAAGTTGGTGCTGAAGAGGCTATGTCAGCTGATCAAGTTGTTTGGTCAGAACAAGGTAGATTACATTTATCTTATCAAGCGGACTGTTTAGATGCTTCAGCTAGTACTATTAATATTACTAAAGATATTGATGGTGTAGCTCAAACAACTACTCACGGTATTCGTGTTGGTGACCAAGTATTGATTTCAGGTGGAGGCCAAACTGTTACTGCTTTAGTAACTGTTGCTGCAGCTGGCAATCAAACTATTACTGCGCTACCTTACGGTGGAGCTCACTTAAGCGATGTTGGTTTTGCTGACACAGACAATGATCTTAGAGTATTAGTATTTGGTTCTGAAAATTCAAAAGGAACTGAATATTCTGGAGCTAGATCTGTTAAACCAGCATTTACTACTTTCACTAACAAGCCTATTATCCTTAAAGATCAATACGAAGTTTCAGGCTCTGACGCTTCTCAAGTTGGTTGGGTAGAGGTTTCTGGTGAAGACGGACAATCAGGCTACTTATGGTACATGAAAGCTGAAGGCGAAACTCGATCAAGATTTGGAGATTACTTAGAGATGAGTATGATTGAGTCTGAGAAAGCTGCTGATGCTTCTACTATTTTAGGTGGTGCTAACGGTTTAGTTGGTACACAAGGTTTATTCGCTGCTATCAAGGACAGAGGTCACCAAACTTCTGGTGTTACTGGTGTTAACGCTGCTACTGACTTAGCTGAATTTGATGCTATCTTAGCTGAATTTGACAAGAACGGTGCTATTGAAGAAAACATGTTATTCTTAAACAGAGCTACTAGTTTAGCAATGGATGACATGCTAGCTTCTATGAATTCTTACGGAGCTGGTGGTACATCTTACGGTGTATTTGACAACTCTGAAGATATGGCATTGAACTTAGGTTTCTCTGGATTCCGTAGAGGATCTTACGACTTCTACAAGTCTGACTGGAAATACTTAAACGACTTGTCAACAAGAGGTGGTATTAACGCTAACGCTACAGCTGGAGAAGACATTAGAGGGGTTATTATTCCTGCTGGTGTATCTTCTGTGTACGATGAGCAATTAGGTAAAAACCTAAAACGTCCATTTTTACACGTTCGTTACAGAGCTTCTCAGTTAGAAAGCAGAAAAATGAAGACTTGGATTACTGGTTCTGTAGGAGCTGCTACTTCAACTTTAGATGCAATGACTGTAAACTTCTTATCAGAAAGATGTTTAGTTACTCAAGGTGCTAACAACTTTATGTTAATGAACTAACATATTTATTAAGGTCGAGGGCTTCGGTCCTCGATCTT